GAGATGCAGCGCCGCAGCGTGATCAGCGACGAATACAACTGGCAGGAAGAACAGGAACGCATCGCTAGCCAGGGGCCGGCGCTTGGGGTGATCTGATGGCAGTTATGTCTGAAAAAATTGGCAAGGAACTGGTTTCGATACTTGGGCTTCCGCCTTCGTCAGTGACAGGCATCACCCTGCGCTGCGAATCTGGAAGGCCGGCAGAGGTCGCGGTCACCCTGCTCCTATCGGCGAACCAGGCGCATGAGATATGCGAAGTTGTTCGGCGCTATGAACTCGTTGATGCGCAGGAATAACCATGCCAACCGTGAACGAATTGCTTTTTGATGAACTGACAGCCCATGCCGTCGACCTTCAGCAGTATTCCGAAGGCGTAGTGCGCCGGATGATCTCGCTGCTGAACAAGACGGACGCGGACCTTGCTGCCGAACTGGCCGCAGCCCTTGAGCGGATGCCTGCTGATTCGTTCACAGTCGAACGATTGGAGCGGTTGCTGGGGTCGGTGCGGGAATTGAACGCAGCGGCCTATGCAGCCGTCACAGAGGCGCTACAGGGCGAGCTGCTGGAACTGGCGGCGTATGAGGCAGGCTATCAGGTCAATCTCTACCAGTCAGCCATTCCCGCAGCCGTGCAGGTGCGCTATTCGATTGCCTCGGTAGCGCCGAATCAGGTCTACAGCGCGGCCATGTCGAGGCCATTTCAGGGGCGGCTGCTGAAGGAGTGGGCCAGCCAGATCGAAGCCGGCCGCATGACGAAGATCCGCGACGCGATCCGTATCGGCTACGTCGAAGGCAAGACCGCCTCGGAGATCGTTCGGGGCATTCGCGGCACCAAAGCGGCGGGCTACGCTGACGGGCTGCTACAGCGACCCCGGCGCGATCTGATGGCGGTGGTACAGACGGCGATCAGTCATACAGCATCCGTGGCGCGCGAGCAGTTCAACGAGGCGAACAGCGACCTGATCAAAGCCGAGGTCTGGCGCTCAACACTCGACACTAAAACATCACACGCTTGCTTCCCCGCGTCTACTTTCGCCCTTCCTGTCGGCGACCTGAGAGGCGTAAGCAGAAGGCTTTGGAATGGTGATATGGCAGTCGTCACTACATCCAGTGGCAAGCAGATCAAAGCCACCCCAAACCACCCGGTACTGACGGCGAGAGGCTGGCGAGCTATTGGTGAATTGCGCCCAGGCGAGGATGTCTTGCATCGCGTCTGCGTTGATGTCTGCGGCGTCGCGGCCGCCAAAGATATAGAGATGCCAGCCACGCTCGGCGCAATCGCGGATGCGCTTCAAGAACCAGCCGTCGTCGACGTACTTGTTGAACGTACCTCGAAGGCTGACTTCCACGGCGATGGAATGCTCGGTGAGCACGAAATCTATACACCCCGTGCCGAGGGCGACCTGCGGCTTATGCTTGATGCCAAGCTCGGAAAGCAAGTCGCTGAAAAGCTTTTCGTTCTCGTTGCAGAAGCCGGCCGCTTCGCGCCCGATGGCGAGCGCCTGCATTTGCTCAACGGTCCTGGCTTCATTGACATGGCCGCGAAGCTTGGCGCCATGCCGCTGAATGATGGAGTAGAGGCAGCTTTTGCTGACGCCGGTTGTGCGGATGATGTCGGCGGGCTTAGTGCCATCCAGAAACATCTGGACGATCCTAGCCTCGTCGGCGCGCTTGGCGGTCTCGCCTCGTTTCAGTGCAGGCATAACCCCGGCGCCTTTGAGGATTCTGGTGATGGTTGTTGTGCTCACACCGAACGCAGCAGCAACGCTGGAGGCCGAGGCTCCGTTCGCGTACTGACGGATGATGTCGTTTCGGTGGAGCGCGAGTTTTTCTCTGGCCATGTGATTAACCTCTCTACGGGTACCGAATTATACATCGCAGATGGTTTCATTGTCCATAATTGCCGCATACGTGACGGGCTAAAGTACGAAGCAGGCACCCACAAGCCCATCGGCCATAAGGTGCCGTGGCTGTCCGGCCCTGGAAAAATCCATTGGAACTGCCGCTCGACTTCCACGCCCGTGACGAAATCATGGCGCGAGCTTGGGATTCCGATTGACGAGATCAGCCCAAGCGAGCGAGCCAGCATGGACGGACAGGTGCCGGCCGAGACGACTTTCGCGTCCTGGCTACAACGTCAATCAGCAGCGCGGCAGGATCAGGTGCTAGGCCCGGAGCGCGGCAGGCTGATACGCGAAGGCGGACTAAAGCTGCCGGATCTGTACAGCCCGAACGGCCGCTACCTGACGCTTGACGAATTGCGCGAGCGTGATGCCGCGGCGTTCGCTAAACTGGCCGCATGACCGACCGCCCGCGCTTCCACATCATCCACGGCACACCGGCTCCGCAGACCGAAGCGGAGAAGGTGCGCGAGCGCGTACGCAAGGCGCCCAAGCCGGCCGACATGATTCAGTGCCATAGGTGTGGCGGTCGAGAGATAACGTCAACACTGGTTGGTGCTGCTCTCAAAGGCGGAAAGGTGACAGGCGGAACAAAGCAATGGCTGTGCACCATCTGCCTGCTAAAAGGGGAGAGAGTTGTACTGGCTTGAAGTGTTAGACTCAGCTCGCGGCTAGGGTAGCTCCCGAAAAGCCGGCCCCTAACCGGCCTGTCGCACCTCATCAGTTAGGGTTCGTACTGTAGGGGTATGGATATGAACGAACGATTTAGGCCGTGCTCGGTTGAAGGGTGCGAAGGAAATTCGCACTACACTGCTCGCGGAGCAAAAGGATGGTGCGGAGCGCACTACCAGCGCTGGGCTAAGAATGGCGACCCGCTGGCCGGAGGCACGGCTCATGGAGAGCCGGTTGAATGGCTGCTTGCGCACGTAAATCACCTCGGCGACGAATGCTTGAGATGGCCGTTCAGTCGCTACCAAAACGGATCAGCACAGGTCAGGTATCGCGGAGCTAGCACACGAGCAAGTCGCATCATGTGCACATTGGCTCATGGCGAGCCTTTTGAGCCAGGCCTAGAGGCCGCTCATTCGTGCGGAAAAGATCACTTAGGCTGCGTCAATCCTAGGCATTTACGCTGGGATACACCGAAGGGCAACTGCGCGGATCGCGTAAAGCACGGCACTGAAAATCGCGGCGAAAGGCAGTGGATGGCGAAGCTTACACGAGACGATGTCCGCCAAATTAGATCAATGGAAGGCATGTTCACGCATATGGAGCTGGCCAAAAGGTTCAAAGTGGCCCGCATGACTGTTACTGACATATTTAGGCGCAAGACGTGGTCTTGGCTTGAATGAGATTAAACAAACCCGCTTCGGCGGGTTTTTTTATGCCTGATTGGCGGATGCCTAGGGCTCTGAGCGGCGGATGCCGCGCCTAACTGGCCGGATGGCTACTGGAGATAAACGTGAAACTGAAGCTCGACGAGAATGGCAACGCGGTCCTGCAAGAAGGACGACCGGTCTACGTGCACGATGATGGCAAGGAGCTGGCGGTGGATGTCGCCCAACTCACTAGCCGTGCGCAGTACCTGGCAGGCGAGGCAGAGAAGGCTTTCCAGCAGCGTGACGAAGCCAAGAAGGCCCTCAAGGCTTTCGAGGGTATTGAAGACCCGGCAGCTGCGCGCAAGGCGCTGGAGACCGTCGCAAGTCTCGACCAGAAGCGACTGATCGATGCCGGCGAAGTCGAGAAGGTCAAGTCGGAGATCAGCAAAGCCTTCCAGGCCCAGCTGGACGAAGCCAACACCAAGGCACAGACCCTTGAGCAGCAACTGTACGGCGAGAAGATCGGCGGCAGCTTTGCTCGCTCCAAGGTGATCGCCGAGAAGCTGGCTGTCCCGGCTGACATGGTGCAAGCCACATTCGGGAATCGCTTCAAGATCGAGGACGGCAAGGTCGTCGCCTATGACGCCAACGGCAACAAGATCTTCAGCCGTGCGCGCCCGGGTGAGCTGGCCGACTTCGATGAAGCGCTGGAAACCCTCGTCGATTCGTACCCCTATCGCGACACGATCCTTAAGAGTTCCGGTGCCAACGGCGGCGGCGCTCCGAACGGAAACGGTCAGCCACCAAAACCCAAGGGCAATCTCGGCGGCAGCAAAGAAGAGCGCCTGGCCGCGATCAACGCCCAAATCCAGAACGCCTAACGAGGAAAAACGCCCATGGCACTGTCCGATATGAAGGTATTCAACGAGTACCTGAAGAACACCACCGTCGAAACCATCGCCCAGATGGTCGAGAAGTTCAACGCCGCGTCGAATGGCGCGATCCGCCTGACCCCGCAGGGCATCGATGGGGACTTCCTGCAGGAATCCCTGTGGGCTGGTCTGCACTCCGCCCAGCGTCGCGTCGACCGCTACGCCACCAACAACGCCCAGTCCGCCACCGCGCTCGCGCAGGTTCAGGCCAACAGCGT